TTTACATTAAGAGCAGGAGACATTATATAAGCCCAGTCAGGCCACTCGATGCTATCGATTGCAGGTCTGAATGTCTGTGTTTTTCCGCCGTTACCATCATCTTTATATACCGTATGAAACGCAATTCCAAATGAAGCATTTTTTACTTTTTCGTATCCATGATTTTCTTGAGAAAAAGCATAAACAATTTTATTTGGTTGAAACGTAATATATTCTTTACCACGAATGTTTTCTACATGTTTGTCATCGTCTGAAAAAAGACAATCACCTTGCCAAGCTTCTCCTTCAGGAATTAACTTTGCAAGCTCTAAACAATAAACAAGCTTTTCCGACATAGATGGTCTATCACCATATCGAGATTCAATTTCTTCTACTGATGAAAGAACATTATTTGCATTGTTTACAAAAGATTTAAGACAGATAGAATTATCAGGGTAACCGGGAAATTTTGCGAAGCATATCACAGCGGGTGCGCCATCAACCTTGACTGTGGTATTTAATCCGAGGTCTTCTCCCTCAAGCTTTGCAAAAAATCTCTTAACTTTATCTTTTATTTCATCAATTCCGTCTGGACCAAGAAGAACTAAGTCATCAAAATGTGTTTGATGAGTATTATGTCGCTTAACGAATTCTTCATATAAAATGTGTTTCATAATATAATTAGTTTCTATTTATAAACAACTACATAATTTTAAAAATTATCTCATTGCAATGTGGACATATAAATGATTTTTCTTTTGAATTTAAAAGAAATGGTTTATTACAAGCCGGACAGAATCCTAATTTTTTTCGCAATTCGTCCATAGACTTTTGTAATTTTTGAATATTCACTCGAGTTTTTTCAAGTGTTTTATTTTGATGCTTCAATTCCCGAGAAAGTCTTTCAAACTTTTCTACGGGAGACTCCAGAGCTTTTTTGTTGCTCATCAAGTACTCCTCGTAGAATTAGTGATTTTTAAATATTTTTTATCGTAAAGTCGCGGTTTACTCCGCAAACAAACAACTTTTTAAACTTTGATTTATTATCTTTTAAGCATTTAACAACCTTGAGAAAATTGTTGTACTGCTTTTGCTTGATGACGTCTTCAGGAACATCTGAGCGAACTTTCCCGTTTTCTAAATCGTTTTTTACACGAGAAAAACACAAGTCAGGGTCATAAGAGTCAAGCATTACATACACAACAACTTTATTGAACGGATATTTTTCTATAAGACTTTTAATCCCCTTCCAATGAAGATTGGTATTTGAAAGAAAAACACTATCGCCGCCAGCAAGATGTGCGGTCGTAAGATGGTCGACTTTCTTCCATACCAAATCATTTTTTTCTTGGCTTGAAATGTCTCCGAACTCTTTGCGAATGTTGTCTGCGTTTATCTCAACAGCGCCCAACGGAACTTCCATGAAATCGGCAAATTTACTTTTTCCCGACCCAGCAATCCCCACGCTTAAATACAGTACCGGTGCACAAGAACTATTCATAATACCCCCAACTCTTCATAAACTTTGCAAATTTTTGGAAATTGTCTTGCAAACCAATCAACCATTTCTTCGTTAGCTGCCCAGTGCTCAGCGCTCAACGAACTGTCATCAAGTCCACTTTCCATTAAAAAAGCGTGAATGACTTCATGACGAATTACCCTTTTTTGGTTTTCATACTGAGCTTTCATACTCAAGTCCATAGGGTCTTTATCGTCCTGAACATGAACGTTTTCTATCAAAATTGTACGCTCATTTGCTTCAGCATAACCGCTGCAAACTTCAAATGTCTGGTCTTTATCTTTAAAGAGAATTTTCCACGGTGACCCAAGAATGTACACCGTTTTAGTTTTTTCAGACATATTCTACGTGGCCTTCTTCAAGAGCATCTTTGATACTTTGTTCTTCTTGAGCCGCTTCGTCAATGTCTTCGGCGAGCCCATAGTAACAATTTTCTTTTGAAATATATTGCAAACCAAACTTTTTTGCAACTTCCGGAACATACTTTGCATAAACTTTAATAGCTTTCATAATTTACTCCTTTTCCAATACATCAATGTCAATGTCATTAAAACGCTCTCCATTATTATATTCCATCATTGCCAAAAGTGCGCTTGCATAAACTTTTGCCGGAATAAACCAATCTGCTCCGTAGTCAATATACAAGCCAGGGCTATCAGGGTACAAGTCTTCAAGTCTATCAATTTTGTTTTCTACATCATCAAAAAGAGTTGAAAAGTACCAACTCGGAGTTTTTTGATACCAAAAACTTTTGTCTTTACGAAACTCTTTTATAGCAAACTGTACCAAAGTTCTGCCATCTTCATTTTCAGTAAACAAAATACTGTATGTATCATCAAGTGATTTTATCGAAGTGATTTTTGACATATTTTCCTCCTTTTTTACAAAAATAATATAAAGTGTAAAACCCAAAAGTTTAAAAAAAATACGAATTTTTGCACTATAATGGAGGAGGATATAGGATATTAAAGGATATATTAATTAATACAAAATTTTACATTTTTTGATATTTTGTCATGTTTTTATATGTTAATATCTTTTCAAGAGGTAATTATATGAATTTTAAAAAACTTGATATTCCAAATTTTCATTATAATCCTGACATGACAAGTGAAATGGGTTCTATTTATTATGATAGTGATTCGAATGAAGATGATTGGTATGAGTTGGTTTGGGATTGCGAAGAAAATGATCGCTTGATTATTATAAAGGTCAGAAATGCATCAACAGTGAAAGTTGTTACGTTTATAAAAGATGAAATTGATAATGTTGAAAAGTGGTTACAAAAAGATGTTTCTGACTATAAAGAGGACTAACTCTTTGTAAAGGAGCACTGCATCATTTAAAGTAAATTAATGCTCTACAGTGAATAATGTATAATGATTATTGCACTTGTAGACAGAAAAACAAAAGTTCCATTATATTTTTGTGGCTATGACATAGAAGCAAAATCATATTGTCGTTGGTCCAAGTATTATTTAGATGCAGTTCAAATGAGCAAAGAGCATGCTGAAAAACTTTATCATTATTTGATACTACACGATTTTGATAGAGATAAATATTTTTTAGAGGTTTTTTAAAAATGGATTATAAAGAATTATATAGAAAAAATTATATTCCAAAAAATGAATTTAATGATAGATGTCGCGCAGCTTCAGAATTTGCTATATATTTATCTCAGAACATAGACTCTTTAGATAAGATTTGGGATTGGTTTTTAAATTTTTATTTTAATGGACTTGATGAAGAAAGCAAAATAATTCCATTTGAAGAAGACTTAAAAAAGTTTGCAAAAGAAGGTTACACTGTCATTCCATTAATTTTTCATGAGGCAATTGGAAATATTGCAAAAAACAGCCCTCTTGGAGTGATATGCGATCTATGGGATCCTCAAGAAGGCCTTGATGATATAGAAAAAGAAATTGTTATAGAAATTCTTGAAGATATTAAATTAAAAACAGAGTCTTTTAGATTTTTTCAAGTGAATTGGGATTATTTTTTTAATAATTGCTGGGAAACGCTTTTTAGTAATGTTTTTGAAACACTGTATGGAACTACATATACGTTAGCAGTTTCTAATATTGTCAACGATAAAATAAATAAAATTCTTAAAAAAGAAGGTTTATCTCTTGAATATATAAAAGAAATTCCAGGGCTTAGAAAATTAAGTTGTATCGGAATTGATATGAAAAGTGCTTTTCCACAAAACCTGACATATGCTGACTTAGAAAAAGCAAAAGAAATGTTCAAATAATTTCTTGGTACTCATCTTTCCATTTTGGGTGGAATTTATTTAACCACTTTATCATTGGTTTAATGTCATCTCCAAACACAAAGTTTACGTTTGGATTTTGGTCCATTTTACAGCGGTCTGATGGTCTCATCCACCCTTTTACTTCATAATACATTCCATTAACTATAAAATCAGGATAGAACTTGCGAAGCTTTCCATTTTCATCTGTGTACGGAAAATTATCAGTATGATTTCTTGTTACTACAACGCCATGTTCTTTTTGATATTTATAAAATGCGAATTCCCATCGTGAGTCGAATCGTTCTCCGTCAGCAAATCCTTTTTTGCCTTGAGGGCCATGTGGTCTCATAGCAGCATTTACAACACATTCTAAATCAGACAAGTGGTCTATACTGTCTATATATTCTTCCATCTCATCTACATAAAACGGGTGTAATTTATGTGTTTTTTGTATAGTGTGGATATTATTTACAAAGTGTGGCAAAAGAGTTTGCATGTTAAATTAGTTCACTAATTAATTTATGGCAGAAGAGTTTCTTAAAAAAGTTTATGATAAATACCTTGGGTCTGACTATGAATTCGGCGACTCAGATTTGAACCCAAAAAGAGAAATCTCAAAATCAGGATTAGAAGCACTTGAAGATGAAGAAGAGGCGATTCTTGCAAAAATAAGTGAGCGTATTAAAAAGCTACACGAAATGTCTTCTACTCTTCCAAAATATAAAGTTCCAGAAAAAGTTGAAAATGATAATTTTACTACAGAATCTACCGGTGCTGCTCTTGGGTCTGACCCTTCTCCGAGTGTAAATGAAAACACTGTTCAAATAAAGCTCAACATGGGCGGCGATACTTCTGACAAACATTTGCTTCTTCCAAGCGGTGGAACAAACACCCAAGTGGACTTTTTACTTAGTGAACTTGAACAGATTATGATTCCAGTTTTAACTATTATTAATACTCCAGACTTTCCAGGGCCAGGAAGCATTGTTCCTCTTATGGACCCCGCTTGTGATGAGTATGATAATGACAGAGACTCTGAGTATGAATCTGAAAACAAAGACCTTCTTGCTCTCAAAAAAGATGGAGAAGAGTCATTATTTGAAAGCGGTGATAGTGATGAAGAAGATTCTTCAATAAGTACAAAAGATGTAGCCGAAGCTGCAGATGATGCTGCTACAGAAAATGAAAATCTTGCTGCACAACAGGTTGCAGAAAGAAACAGAGAAGTTGCCGAGTGTATAGCAAAAGAAGTTCCTATCTTAAGTTCTATTTTAGCAATGCTTAAAATCGTAAATGTCATTAAAAAAGTTTTAATGCTCATTCTTACGATTGTGGTTCCTATAGTTAAAATGATAGCATTCGCTGCTCAATGTTGGATAAATCCACCAGCAGCTGCTCAAGTCATTCAAATGGTGGCAGAGAAAATTGCTGCTCTTCTTATTACAGCACTTGGAGAAATTTTACAAATGTTGTGGAATATGCTTGAGCTTGATTGTAAAACAGAGCAAACACAGAAAATTCTTGATGAAATAAATGAAGTTCTTTCTGGTGTTTCTTCAGCTCTTCGCTCTACAAAGTCATCTGCTATTTCATTCAGTAAGCAAATGCAATCCATAGGAGAAACATTTAAGAATCTTCCAGAGCAAATGCAAAAAGGTGCTGAGAATTGGACAAAAGAATTTCAGGCTCTTGGAGAAGAAGATACTTGGAATCAAGGTAATGAAGCACTTACCCGTTCTCTTTTTGGAATGGCTGACCCAAGTAAAAATCCTGGAGATGCTACTAACAATTTACTACAAAAGTCGCTTCCATCTGGAATAAAAGATAAACTTAATAAAGCACTTAATTCTACTAAAAATATAATCAAGAATACTAAACAAGTCATACAGAATGCTGATATGTCAAAAGACCAAAAGACGGCAGGCGTGCAGCAAACTCTTAATAAGCTTGTAGAAACTCTTGGTCCGATAAAAATTAAATAATTTCACTAATTGATAGAGGTTACTTTTAATGAATTTACCTAAAATACTTGATGGCTCAGTTACTCAGTTTGGTACAATGCGAAACGCTGTTACAGAAAAAGAACGGATAAATGATTCGTTTTATAAAAGCGTTTTTGATGTTGCAAAAGGAAGTACTAAAGTTTTTGACGGGTGGGACATTGAGTATGACAAAAACGGAAAAGAAATAAATCGTACTCCAAGATATATAAATGCTGTTAATGCCTCTGGTGAGTGGACTCTTTCAGAGTTTTTGAATTTACAGAAATCAAGTGAGAGTTCAGCTGCACTCGCTTCATATTTAGACCTCAAAGGATTAACCCTTGCTTCTTTAGGAAGTGATGCAGGTGAAAAACTTAATTCTCAAATAAATACACAAGCTTCTCTTCAAGTCATTCAAAATTTTTATGATATGTACATTTCGCCTGTTGGAGAAACAGACGTCAAGTATCGTTTAGGAGAAGTTACTGGTAAAGCAACCGCAGGAACAGTAAACAATCAAACAGATAAATATGGGCGTTTACGAACCCGTTCTCTTTACAACACTAAAATAGACTATCATAAGTGGAGAGGCTCGACTGTTGTACCAGCAACAGAATATTATTCTGTTCTTTGGTTCCCCCCATTTAATCCGACTAAAGTAAAAGCTATTTCTTGGAAAAATACATCTGCTACTGTAGTTGATACTGACACAGGATTAGAAGTTGACCGTAATGGGTATCTCTTAAACAGTACTGGGAATAGAATAAAATACACTGGTGCTGATGGAAAAACATATTTTAAAAAAGCAGGTGAAACTAAAAACAAAGTCAATTCAATGTCTATGAGCGATTATATTGCTCAGTCTAAAGAGAAAAGACAAAAAGAATTAGACGAGAAAAATAAAAAACTCATTGAAGATGGAAAAGAAAAACTTGTTACTGAAACCGTTGTGGAAGATACTCGACTTTCTACTGGTGAAAGCGATCGATATTATCCAACATTTGACTCTGAAAACTTTTTAGCAGCTCGGTCTTCATTTACATATCGTGCTCCAGGGTTCAAGGCTATCAACGATAATATAAATCTTTTACAGTGGGTACTTGAAGGTGTTAGTGGAATTATCTCAACATTTTTAACCGAATGGGACATATCTCTCTATTTACAAGAAGGGCTTATTTCAGATACTCAAGGCACTCTTCCTAATATGATAATGCTTACTCATAGATTAGACGCGGATAATCCTAGTGGCTATTCTGATGAGCGAGCAACTTCGTGGGGAGTACTTAATTGTGCTATTTCTAAAATTTATGGAGACAACAAAAAAACTTGGGCAATTAATGCTTTTCCCTATTCTACTTGGCACACTCTTTATCCAGACCCAACTCAATATAGTGGCTGGCTCGATAAAATTGTTACAGAAGCTGGCGATGAGGTGTACATACCAAACTACTATAAATTTGCAAAACATGGTCTTACCAATTTTATAAACGGCAAAGATAGAAACTACAAAAAACGCCCAGACTCTGTGCAAACTCGTCTTATGTTCCAAGACTTTGAAGGTGCTGCTCTTTCTGGTTGGACAGAGTGGAATTTCAATAATAAAATTTGGAAAGCACTTTACACCACAGATGATGACGGGTTCTCAGACGTCGATTTAATTTATCTTCAAACAAGTGCAGGTCTTTACAAAAAGAAAGACTTGATAGAAGCTGTTCAATTAGCTCGCTATGGTGTTAGTGGAGACGGAGAGTTTTATGATGGCTCTGATATGGTGGTAGCTGGTGAAAGAGGTGATGGCGATAACAGCACGACGGGCTACTCTGTTGAAGACCCTGTTTCTGGAAGTGGTGGAAACAAGTTCTGTCCCGGCTCTGTTTTTAAAGGAGCTCTTACTTTCTTAAAAATGTTTAGCAGAAAAAGTAGTGCTAAAGAAGGTGCACTTGCTGCAGCAAACTCTGTTGCAAAAGGAAATCAAGGAAATACTTATGGAGCTCTTCAAGATTCTCTTGGTCTTATAAAAACAAAAGGCTCTGGAACTCCTACAGAAGAAGGCGACACCTATCTTTTAGGAATGGAAAAAAATCTGTTAGACAACTCGAGCGGTCTTGGCGTTGCACAATACAATCCTGTTCTTTATGGCGGACCTCACTCATACTATCGCTCACCAAAGTCATATCAAGCATATTATCAAGAGAACTCGCTCTATTTGAGAAACATTCCTCGAGTTGATAAGTGCCCAGAAGATTTTACTCATGATTCATATGCTGGAATAAATTGGCCGTCTCTCCCATCTCGACAAGATGATTACTATTATAAAGGAAATGAAAAGTGGTGCTCTAACGTCGGTGCTGTCGAGAACGGTGAAAGACAAGCCTATGAACAATCTTGGTCAGCTGGGCTTTCTCGTCTCAAGAGCGGAATCCACCACTATTCTCTTGCTCCTGCATACCTAAAAGTCAAAGTATACGATAAAGTAAAAATGCAAATGAGTCCTCGCTATCATTGGTACGAGCGTTTCGGCGGACGACGTTGGTGGAGATGGTACCACCACGAGTGGGAGCTTGTTAGACCTAAAACATATTACAACGGTGAAGACTATCATTATTATGGTGATTGGTGGTGGGAATGGTACACAGAATCGCTGCCAAAGACAATCGGTTGGTTCTGGCACTCTTTCTGGGATCACGATTGGTATGATACTTGGTACGACAACTACCACTGTGTTTCTTGGTACTATCGCTATGGTGGCCGTTGGACTTGGTACCTACAAATAAGTTACTTGGCTCCTACTCAAAATGCTTGGCACTATGAATTGCAGTGGACGTATTTTAAAAGATACGTTCTTCACTCGGAGCCCGAGCTTGATTGGAAAATCGTTCAAGTACAACACTACTATTCTTATCTTGCAAACTTTGAAGGTGGACTCACAAGTCTTTGGAGACGTGTTTATAGTAAAATGTTTGGATATAGTCTTACTTATGAGCGTCTTTATGCTGTTGGTGCAAATGAAGATTACGAGTTTCTTTCAGAAGGAGCAGGCACATACTCTGAATATGGGCTTTATGACGAAAAGGCTCGACAAGTTCTTTCATTCAAAATGACAGGGAATGAACATCGTATAATGACTAACATAGTCGACTGGGGTGGTGGAATTGGTGCTCATAACAAAATGATGTTTCTTACAAGAGACGGAAATGGAAACCCAGACTGTCTTTTTAGATGTGAATGCTACCATGGCTATAAACCTGTTTTTTATTACTGCGAACACTCTCGTACATATTCTTCTCGTCGTACAAAATATTGGTGGGAAAGACATAATGGATGGAAACATTATATTTCAGTAAAACTTTACACCACAGATAGATTCTATGCAGGCCTTTCAAAACCCTCATTTACGAACTATGGGTCTAGTTCTATGGGTGAAGGCGTGTGGGGAGCATCACAGCCACCAGAAAATGGCGCACTATCCTCAGTGACAGTCGAAAACTCGATTTTAAGAACGCATGACAACAAAATAAATGTTACAATAAATAATTGCTCAGAATGGCGAAAGTCTCCGTTTGACCTGATGACGCTTATTTCCGGTCGGCCCATACCTAGATATAATCCTGATTATGGTGCTGATGAAATGGCTGCAGCTTATAAAGGGATTGTTGGAAAAGGAATTATTAGCGATATTCCAGGACTTGACTTTGAGCCAGAAGATAATGGACCAGAAATTTTTTCTGATAAACTCGCATGTGACCAATATTTAAAAAATGGAAACCCGTATGCAACAGCATTCGATAAACTCACATTCCCTATTTGGAAGGTTGCTGGGTGGAACACTAAAAACGAAGTTAGCTTCAACGGAAACACTTATCGGCCGGTAGGAAATGGCTTCGCTGTATATGAGCCACAAGAGAAGCCATTGTGGTGGGACACTATGATTCTCAATATGTCTCTCAGAAATACTTTTTATTTGGGAAGCACTTCTGGCCCAATGAAAGAAACTTTTAATATTTCATCTTCTAATGTTGATGTAGAAGGATTGTCAATGGCAGGGGGGATTACTAAGATTGCAGACAAAGGTGTTATAGTTAATTCAGCTACTGGGTCATTTACTCTTAGAGCAAACGACATTAAATCATACACCACTATGAAAAAAATGGTTATTCGCAGCAACGGCGTTACTGAAGCACGCGATTTTGTAAAAACGGTTACTCTTAAAAATGCGTGGTCTGCTCAAACATACTATTTTACTTCATATGATATTACCTCAAGATTTTTCTATAATATGCTCTTAACACAAAGTGGATATTTCAAGTTTGCCAAAGATTTTATTTGTGGTAAAACTGTTGGATTAAATGGCCAAAAAGGTGATTACATTGTATCGTTCGACTTTATAAGAAAAATTATGGAAGGTGAAGACGGTAAGACTCAAGGACTTATTTCGCCAAGAACATATTATCTTGCGGATCCTAAACGACCATACATTGCTGATGACGGTGGAGACTTTGAGATAGTAGAAAACAATAAAAAAATTAAAGTTTCTCTTTGTGAAGATATGTATGGATATAATCCATGGATAAAAACGGCTCGTGAATGGTTTTGCAACAGCAAGTCAGAAAACAACACAAAGCATCGAGAGATAGAAGACGAGTTTACAAGACGAATGAATGTGATAGCAAAGACTGTCAAAGACTTAGAGCCGTATCTCGCAAGAAATATTGGGTCATACTCTTACAACGATATGATTGCTTCTTGGAGAGTTTCTAACGAATTTCTTGAGCTTAAAAATGTTGAAACACTAGAAGAGTTTTTAATTGCGTATCTTAATGTTCTCTATGAAGCGCGTCGTTACTTTATAAACAAGCGCTGTAACAAACAAGACGGAACTTTATGGGCTTGCCGGCATTTGGAAAAAATGATCCCTCAAGTAATTGCTTCAGCAGTGGCGTCTTCAACGAATATAGACACAAAAACATTTGCGGGCACTATAAAAAAAGAGCAAGTTGCATTCTACGAAATAAATAATTCTATTACTGACAAGATGAATGTTCTTAAAGCCGCGGGCGAAGACAAAGTGGTTCAAAATGATGTTGATAGAATTAAGATAGTATATGTTAAAGTAAAGTATGCGACATATGCTGATTACTTGAATAATCTTGAAAAAGTTAAAAATGGAACTCTTGCAAAAACAGATGAGCGCATTGTCCCAGTGACACCGATTTCATTTATAAAAATGAAAAATGGAAAATATAAAAACAAAGACAGTGGCGTTCCTCTTAGAGAAGGTGAAAGTTGGAATAATGAAGGCTGGGCTATTAAAAAAGGTAAAGTCAAGTATGCTATTAAACCGACTGATGGAAAGTATAAACTTTATTCAAGAGAGAAGCATCAAGACGAAGACAATATGTCTAAAAAAGCAGCTAATCCAAAATACAGTGGAATAATTTATAATTATGATAATGCTGTATGGAATATAGATTGGAGTAAGATGGCCCAAGATAATCAGATTCTATATAATTATTTTGGTGGTGTTAATACTTCAAAATTGAAAGACCTTGCTGCAAGTGGCGCGCTTGACCCGCAAGCAATGCTCTGTGCTGTGAAAGAAGCTGCTGATTATTGGATAGTTCCTGTGCAAACTAATCTCCCAGATGCTTCCGGTTACAAGTCACAATTAACTCTTGAGATGGTTTCTGATGGAGTTTACTCTATGGAAGAGCTTGGAAGCAGTAACAATCCGACTGCTTTAGTTGGCGCTGCTGCATATGCAATGTGGCCTATCATTGAAGACCAAACAGATGTAATCCCAAATAGTGGAGACTTGGCTCAAGCTTTACAGAGCATGTTTTAAAAATAGACTAATTTTATTATGACATATAGAGATGAAGCGCAAAAAAATTTAATTAACGAATTAAGAAAAGTTCCACAATATAATGAAATCTATATTGAAAAAGATTTTAATGGATTTACTCGGCCATATTTTAATTTACATGAAAAATTAGATTTATTAGAAGGAATAGTTAATAAAGCAAAAAGTATAGATGTAAATGCTGCGCTTCCATTGTATCTAGATGATTTTACTGATTTTGATAATTATCAAGTCAAGTTCAAAGATCAGTATTTAGATTTGTTTCTCTATATAAATGAAACATATAATTATTGGTATAACAGAAAATTTTCGTATAAAAATGGTGATATAAAAGTAATATATGCTTGTGTAGAATCTTTTGCAAAAAATCTTATATGTCTGTTTTATGAGAGTAGACTACTTACTGAAGTAGATATTATTGCAAAAAATGTTGAGTATGTTAGTTGGGCTTTTGGTTATTGTTCAAGTCTTAAAACAATAAGAGGAGTGATTGGGTCTAAAGATAAGCCGTGTCAATCTGCAGATTCCTCGTTTATAGACGTATTTATTAATGAAGAAGTAGATTTATCAAACTTTATGTGTTACATTGATAATGTTGAGTGTATGTTTTATCAATCAAACAGTCCTACCAGCCCACTTGGTGTTTTTGACCCAAGTTTTTTAAAAAATTGGAAATGTATTACAAATGCAAGAGGGGTATTTTTATACCGTTCTAAGATTAGAAAAATAAATACTAAAATCTTCCCATCTAGTGTTACAAATGTATTTAGAGCTTTTGGGAGTTGCAAAGATCTTGAACAGGTAGTTGGAAATTGGAACCCAAATAATTTAAATAATAAAGAAGGGTTTGAAATTCCAGAAAAGGTTATTGATTCTTCAGTTCTTTTTAGTAGTTGTGAAAAATTAAAATCAGTTAAAAATTTAAAACTTGTTGGTAATTGTAACGGTATGTTCGCCGATTGTCTTTTATTAAAAGAAATTATTAATTTACAGTTAAATATGAAGTGTACTTGGATGTTTGAGAAGTGTCCAATAAATGAATCTTGGAAAATTTGGTTACCAACAGAAATAAAAACAAATGAAATTCCACCCTACGATAAAAATAATTTTCTTAAGACTTATATATCTCCTGATAAATTAAAAACATTTTATGTTGATATAAACTCTGTTACAATCGACGGTGTTCAAGAACCAAACATAGAAAAAAGAAAGAAACAATATGAAGATTTATTGAACCCAAATAGAGATTTTATTTTTAAATTTATAGATTTAACAGCGTCACAAGAACCATCAATAACCCCGCCTACAGTTGTTTCCAGTGATAATGGGCACTGTGTTTTTAAGAATACTGCTGTATATTACAAGTAAATACTAATTGTTTAATCATTTGGAGGTTAATATAAATGACAATTAATTCAATGCTCCCTGCTTACCGAGAAGAAGCCAACAACACAACAAAAGATGAATATGTAAAAAGTAAAATGATTTTGCTTGCTCAGCGCGCATTTGCTGATGGTGTTTCTTCAATTTTACAAGTAAACGCTAAAAAAAGTAAAACAACAAAAGAAGCAACAGTACAATTAAATGAAAATATTTCAGAATACTATATAGACAAAAATTTAAATAATTTGTACTGTTATTTTCTTTCTATAATCGATAAAATTACAAAAAAAGGAAAGCTCATTATCAACTATGAAACAATCGCAAAAGAAGATTTCATAAGCATTATAAAAGCCGCGTACGATATGGGTCTTCTTTCTGGAATTACTGTAGCACAAGACCCAGCACAGCTTGAAGTCTTTTTAAAGAATAAGGAGAACATCGAAAGTGGAAGCTATTAAAAACTATTCTTTTACGAAATATTTTTTAAAAGTATATGAAGAGCGAGTCGGTGTTCCACTGAGTGAAGACTCACGAGCATATATTCTTAGTGTTCTGCAAACAACAAAACCGCACATAAAATATGATGACAAAGGCCGCCACTCGGAATACTTTACTCTCCGAGTCGAAGATAAACTAATCACTATTGTATGTGATGCTGACTCTCATAAAATAATTACGTGCATAATAGAGACACACCATAGAAAAGAATTCGAGGGACTATGAAAGTAGTTTTTAAAGATGTTCAAGGCCAAGAAGAGAGAATGCTCTTTATTATTATCGTAGACGATGACGGTCTCGAAGTAAAAAAATACCCGATTTATCTTACTAAAGACGTTGCTGAAAAGCTCCCGGTTTTACAAGAAACGTTTGTAGACATAAAAAATCTTTTTGAGATGGTTTACAATTCTGGAAAAAATAATGAACAGCTTGATTTTATTTTAGAGAGGGTTAGTATTTAAAAATACTAACTAAAATATGAAAGTTCTGTATCATACATCTAATCCAAAGTTTCGCGAAAAGATTAAACAAGAAGGTCTCAAGCCTCAAGTAGGTGACGAATACTTTTTGCATTGGGAAGGTGAATTTTTTAATGATAAAAAAGTTACAAGTAAAGACGATTTAATTCCCTATCTTTTTTTATCAGAAAAGCCATACGATAGTGGGTATGACGATGACATTTGGGAAGTTAATATAAATAATATAAAATTGCAAAAAGACCCTGCTAATATAAAGGGTGCATATGTAACAACCGAAAAAATTCCTAGTGAAAATTTGAATTTGGTGTATGAAGGCACTGGGGAAAGTTTATGAGAGGTACTATCGGGATTAGAGGAATAAAATGAAAGCAATCTACTATAAGAGGCTTGCTTCCGGACAAATAAGTGATATTATAGACCAATTGTATGAAGTCTATAAATACACTAAAAAGTTTACTACGTCTTGTTTAGGAAACAGCAATATTTTTGAAATTCAGGTAGATTGCTTTAATGAAGAAGACCTCGATAAAATAAACAGAGTTTTTTACAAAGCCGGATTTGTAACTAACCTGGAAAAATTACTTGGAAAATGAAAGCAAAGACAATAAAAATTCATAATGACCGTGATATTTCAAAATGTCGCAAAATTGATGAGATTCTTTATCTTGCAGAAATGATGAATTATGAAAAAAACATTTCTCCAAACTCTTTTGAAGGATCTGCTGGACTTTTCTATGTAGTGTGTGGTGATAAAACAAAAACAGTAGGAAAGCGGGCGTTTGCTAATTGCAAAAATCTTATACGATTCGACGGTGCTCTCGAGTCGGTTTCTGCAGAATCTTTTATTTTCTGCTCATCACTCAAGTCATTTAATTTTAGTACTCTTTCAGAATTGGCTAATTCTGCTTTTTCATATTCTGGTTTACATTCGATAGAACTTTCAAGCAATATAAAAACAATTCCACAAAGTTGCTTTACTGGGTGCATTAATCTTAAACAAGTTAATCTTAGTGATGTAGAAATTATTGAAGACAATGCATTTCAACTAAGTACGCTTCAATATATAAAACTACAAAACCCACTCAAGCATATTGGGAAAAAAGCATTTGACGGAAATATGCTACTAACAGATATTTTTATAGAGTGCATTGTACCTCCTAAAATTTATGCTTCAACTTTTTATGGGTGCCCTATTCATAATATTTATTTTTATTCTTATAGTCAATACGATGCGTTTTTAAAAGATAAAGCCTGGTCAAAATATAAAGAATGTTTTCAAATCATATCACCCTCAGATACAAGTACAAAAATAAACAAAATTCTAAATGAAAGAGATTTTATATGAATGTAAATAATTATAAACTTTATAAAATTTTTAAGTACATAATTGTTCCTGCAAAAGTAATTGCTTGTGTAATTATCTTATTGTTTTTTTAGAGGTGCATATGAAACAGATACAAGAGCCAAAAAGGCCACAATTAGAAACGGTGTATGAAGGGCTTTTTAACTCAAAAATTGATAAAATAGTTTCTTGGGCAATTCCTCTTTTATTTGGAACTATTACTTTTTTATTATTATTCCTGCGTTAATATTTCTTATAATGATATATTTCGAAGACTATTTTCCTTATAAAGAAATTCGGCCAGAACAAAAAGCAGTGCTATCACAAATTGCAGCTAATTGGGATAAGAAAAAATATTTTATCTTACAGTGTGATGTTGGCACGGGAAAGTCTGGAATTGCCAAGACAGTTGCTAATTGGTGTGAAAGTGCTTTCATTATTACAGAAACTAAACAATTACAGCAGCAATATGTTGATGACTTTTCACATGAAAGCAATATGGTTTCTATCAAAGGAAAAGCCAATTATCAGTGCAACCGCAACGGAAGATTGAATTGCGAAAACGGTCCCTGCACTCTAAGAAGAACAAGCATAAAACCCCCGTGCATGGCGACTTGTAAATATTATACTTTAAGAAGTAAAGCAATAAATTCACCTATAGTACTTACTTCATATGCTTATATTTTTAGATCATTTGATTGCGCAGGCTTTTGGAAACCAAGAGAGCTTATGGTGTTTGATGAGTGCCATCTTCTTGAAGACCAACTAATCAATTTTGCAACTTTTGAAATTAATCCAGAATTTTTAGACAGACAATATGGGCTTTTTGATGATGACCCAAATAGAACAGAATTAATGGAAAAGTTTTCTGAAGAAGGTTGGACCCCCAATAATAAATCAAAATTTAATAAAGTGTTTTTTCTTGTAACAGAAAAAAGAAAAGAACTTTTTGACATGATGAAAGATGAGCTTGGTGGAGAAAAGCCAGAAGACCTTGACGAAGACGCTCTTGATGTTCTTTCAAAAACTCATAAACTTTATTATGACATTGATAAACTCTATAAAAAAATGAGTCTTTTCTTCGGCGCTAAAAAAGAAGATTGGATTATTGCTCCAAATTCCACAGATGGTGCTCTTTGTTTTACTCCATTGAATGTTGACTCGTTGTTTCATCAATTCTGTGATACATGGGCATCAAAATTTATTTTTATGTCGGCAACTATTCTTGATACAGAGGGCTACATAAAAGAACTTGGAATTTCTCCCGAGGAATGTCTTATAATTAAAATGGAATCTTCATTTGACCCAGAAAAGTCTCCTATTTATTATATGCCGTGTGGTTCTATGAACTATGAGTCAATCGATGAATCACTTCACACTGCGTGTTCTGCTATTAATTTTCTTTTATCTAAAAAGCCGAATGAAAAAGGAATTATACACACGGGAAACTATAAAGTTGCTGAGAGAATTTGGAATAATAATTCAGAAATATCTAAAGATAATCATGATAGACTTTTAATGAGAGCCACTAAAGAAATTACTAATCAAAATCTTTTGAAAGTTCATGAGCGAGCAGAAAACACAGTTCTTCTTTCTCCCTCAATGACAACGGGCGTAGATTTAAAAGATGATTTGTCTCGATTTCAAATTGTAGTAAAGATGCCATTTTCTTCATTAGCTGACCCTCGTATTAAAAAGAAATCAACTATAAATTCAAATTGGTACACGTGCCAAATGCTTAAAACTCTCATACAAGCTTGTGGAAGAAGTACCCGTTCAGTTGATGATTTTTCTGCAACTTATATTTTAGATTCTTCTTTTAAGTATTGGGTTACTCGATACAAAAAATGGTTGCCTGAATCTTTCTTAAAACGAATTAAGAACTTTTAAGATTTTTGGTTCTTTTTATAGCCTTTTTATGGGTTGCAAAAAAGAAACAAACTTTGTAGGAAGAAGTGAGTTGTCATACTTGCGTCGCATTAAATTATAGTTCAAGTTACTTAAAAATTGTGATGAAATAAGAATCGCCACATCTTGATTATAGCCATATTTTAAAATTTCTTTCTTTATAATGTTTGCAATTTTATGACACTCTAAAACTCTGCAGGCCGAGTCTCTTAAAAGAATTACACAATGTGAATAAAGTGGGTCTGACTCGAGGTTTCTTTTTGGTGGTATAATTATTGGGTAAAGCAAATCTTTATCAAGATATGTCCTCAAGTATTTTATAAAAAGTCCTTTATGAGTATAGTACTCGAGTGACCCAGAAACATGTTTATTTAATAGCGCTAAAAGTACAAATAGTACAAATGACACTCTTATAAGATGTGGGTACCTAAACAAAGTAGTTTCGTTCATATAAAAGTCAAGTCCCATCATAGATACTATAAGAATACTGTCTAATATTTGCCAATTTCTATAAGCTGGTCCATAGTGCACTGATAATTCAAAAATATAAAATTTGACAATAATTAATACACCAAGAGTAATCCCGTATATAGAAAGTTGTATAACATTGTTCCAAAGGTATACTGCTCCAGAAAGAAAATTAAGTGTATTTGAGAAATAAAAGTAACCTAAAATAAACATTAAAACACACAGTGTAAATAAAGCGCATTCTATAAGAGTTCTCCTTTTCTCTTTTATCATATTATCACTTGCAATAGTTAAAAAAGCTCGAGCATAAATAACGAAAAGCATACACGCACAATATGAAGCATCAAAAAGAGCATATTGATTAAAAAAATTAGAAAATCTTAAAAAATAAATTATCGCAAGACCACACAGAGCAATGGTTTCAGTCATATATTACCCTCAACTCTTTATTTCCTATAGTCAAAAACCCTAATGCTAATAATTGTAAAGCATAGAGTTCTATACAAATCATATTCATTTCTATAAAAGTGTTTTCTTCAATAAACTTTACCATTAAAAAAATTGCTAAGAAACACATATAAATAACCCAATTTAATAAATATATTTTATCTATGTGCGTTTTCATCAAGAAAAAGAGATACATCACAAATATAATTATAGCAATGATTGGGGTCATATCATATAGTTTTATATAGACACTGCTGAAAATACCAACACTAAGAGCACTTACAACCATAAGAGTAGCTGCGAAAAAGAAAGAACACGACTTTAATAATTTTTCTTTTTTATATTTTTTAATCGCGCGAGTAATTGAATTCTTGTATGATAAAACGGTTGCCATCTTATAAAATGTTACTGCAAGATACACAAGTCCGGCTAATAATATAAATGACTTTATTGAAGAGAGAATATCATATTTATCGCCATAGACTAGTGAGATAGAACCAAGAATTGAATAAATTAAAAAGTGAGACATTGCAAACCCATAGAAAATTCCAGTGGAATTTAATTTCTTGTGTGAGATAGCACCATAAACAAATATCTTTGCAAAAGCATAAAGAAAAAAAGATAATTTGATTGCAAAAAATATAAGAAGCGCTATTCTACACATTTATAAATCTCCTATAATTTCATTAGGTGGCAAGTCATCATTCCATATACTTGGAAGTTTTTCCGTATTTTCTAGGTACTGCCCTAAAATATTGTTTACTTTTTCTGTCAAAGACTTTTGGAGAGCATGCATTTTTTGCATTTCTTCAACAGCAATATCAAAGCCTCTTTCTATAATATCAATAGTTGCTTTCTTTACGAGGTCTGTTTTATTCTCTATTATCTTTACAAGTTCTTCGTCTATATAAGAAATCGTTTTATCTTCTCGCGTCGATGTGGCTGCAGAAAGTCCTTTAATTTCGCTGATTATACTCGAGATCATAGAATCTATTAAATATCTATTTGTTTCAACCACTTTATCTTTTGTATTATCTGTGAGATGGTCTTCTTTAAAAATCTTTTCAAGTTTGTTGTAAACGCATTGGCTAAAAACGTGCTTTACTATCATTTCTATAATCTTAATAGCACCAACGCCACGTTTGCTTACATACTCGTTAACTATTTCACTTTCAAGAATTTGATAACGAGTATGAGCAAATTGCATTTGTCGATTAAAAAGGTCTTGACGTTTTACAGAACGCTGAAAGCCACTATCAACAGAAGCATCTATTAGAGCAGCGACACACTTGAGGAAATGAGTATCATTTTTGAAATAGTTTGGATTACCAGATTCTTTTTTAAGCTCAGTCGTGTCTATTTCAAGATTACCTTTTTTTATTTTGAGATGTTTTACTATTTTAGTTACTAAAAAATATAAGCCTACTCCAATCAGCACTAAAAGAAGAACCATCATAATAACTACAAGTGTAGCCAATCCGGGGTGTGCGTCTGCTAAGCGGATAAGGTTGTTTATGTTACTTTCTGTCATTTTCTTGTTTCTCCAAAAAATTTATACATCCTATCCACCAAATTGCTAATATAGCCAAAAGTGGACTTGTTTGGTCCAGATTTTGTGTTGAGGCTATTACATCGTTGTTCTCCTTGCTTTTTCATAGTTTTTTACTCGTAGTTTAATTAGTTGGATGAGGAGACTAATTTTATATGAGAAATGCAGAACAGCAATTACTTGTTGATGAGTTAAGAAAGACTCCAGAGTTTAATAATATTTATTTTGAAAGAGATTTTGATGGAATAAATTTTCAAGGATTTAATATCTTGAAAAGTAGTGGTGCGCAAAATACAAAAATACTTGAAAATACTGGAAACTCACAAAGTTCAACAGAAACTTTTAATTCTAGTTGCAATGCTTGGACATTTACAAATGAAGATGGAATAAAAGATGATCCAGGAAATAATATACAAAGACATCTTCACATTACTTGTTTATATGATGGAACTTTAAAATGGTCAGTACCTGGCAAAGGTGCTCTTGCAATATTTGATACAACAAACGGGACCGGACAAAATGCTGTTGCAAAAGTTTTTGAAATCGGTGGTGGTAAGGAAAGTGGGTCGTTTTCATTTTCAGCTGGGAATATTTTAGATATTTATATGTATGATGGATCTCCTGCAAATATACAAATAATATATAAGTCATATAAAAAAGCAAGTGTTACTGAAGACGACTTAAAACTCAATGAAATTTTTATCCCAGAACAACCGCAAGTGTACACATTTAGTTTTATATGTGACCACGATGGCTATCTAAATGTTTTTTTAAAATCGGGCACGATTTCTGTAGAAACATATGATAACTCTAATAATCGTATTATTGGGAATCCTGAAAAGTCTAAATTAAATTCTTTTAAAATTTATTCTGGAAAATTTGTAACAATTACAAAACAAACACAATCACCAAGACCAGGAGGGCCTGGACGACCCGGCCGACCTGGACAGCCAAGCCCTGATGAGGAAAATACAAAATTTATAGCAAATATATTTTATAATAAATTACCAGTAAATTTTTCTTATACTAATCAAGAAGTTCAAGTTCAATCTCCAAACAAAAGTTTTACAATAGATAAAGAGCACGCTGCTTTCAAAGTTGTCAATAAATGTACAATGATGATAGCAGCTAATCCATTTACTTATGTATATTATAATAATGTTCTAACTCCACTTCGTACTTTTAATGCTAAAGAAAACGATACTTTTGAAATTTGGAATTTTGATAAAGATTGGGAAACTATAGCTATAAAAACAGAAAATAAAAACTATACTTTAAAAGAATGTATAGAACAATTTCATTCAGTTCCAAAAAATTCTGTAAGTCCAGGTGGAGCTGTTACTCTTTCATTGAACTATACTTTACAGCAAGCTAATCCACTAACAATCTTAGAAAGACTGATTGCTAAATCAAAAGAAATAAATGAAAATGCGCCACTTCCTCTTTATATAGACAATTCGATAGACTTAAATGAATATAAGTCTCGATTTAAAGATCAAATGCTCGATCTGTTTCTTGATTTACAAGACTCTAATGCTTCATATGCATTTTCCTTTGAATCTGGAATCCGCGTTAAATATACTACTGTATCTTCATCTAACAACATTTCTAAAATATTTAGTGGAAACATTATTCTTTTAAAAGCAGACATTCTTAATATAGGACCTAATTGTAATGCTGAAAAAGCTTTCTATGCTTGTGGAAATCTTGAAAAAGTTACTATTCACAAAGTTGACGGACAAAATAATACAGACTTTATATTTGGCGCGTGCACTAAGCTTTCACAAAATTTTGGTCAAGACGAAATGATAAAAATTCTCAAGAAACTTGGTGTTTATGACGATTGGTATAACGGAGTAAATCGCAGTCATTTCTTTGGTTGTCCATACAACGGAACAATTTTACCCAAGTTTGCTTCATATGAACGACAAAAAGAAAATAATTTTAACCCGCACTGGCTCATACCCGAGCAACTTTCCAAAGAAGATATTCGTGAAGATGCTGGCTACTATAATACAAACCGCGAAGCAAAAATGTGGCCAGATTGGAAACCAACTTATGAAAATGACGATGTCTTCCCAGTTAAGATAGAAATAGGCGCAAGTGATGGCGGAGCGACTCAAGACACAACAACAAGTTACATTACGATAGATGACAAGAAAAAATATGCAATAGGCCGAGGTCATACGATAGCATATTTCAAGCCGTCTGATACTTCAAATATTTTCTATGTTCACGTAGACACATACGACTCAGCAAACAGTGGAAAACTCGCACAAGAGCTTGAGAAAATACAGCCTGGATATGTTGTAGTAATTACTTCATCAGATGCTACAAGTGTTTCAGCGCAGGACAGAGAGGCTCTTAAACTTTTTGGCTCTGTGAGAAATGATACGTGGGAGCCGAGACGATTTGCTCATATGTTTATTGGTTGGAAAGGGGCACCTTCCAACCAAGTTTACGAATATGTTGGAACCGGTATAGAATCTGTCAAAAAAGATATAGTTGTTTCTGTTCCATCAGATAATAAAAACTTTTTGTTTCATAAAACAGTAGAATACCCAAGAGCAATCGTTCCTGCAAGCCGAGTTGACTGTTGGCCATTTGTACTTAAAAATATTAAATCTCTTTGGGAGAGTTGTGGATTTGTAAAAACAAAAGATAAAGAGTTTGATGTTTCTTTTTATATACAGTGGAAGGGTGAAGATTCAGGGTTTGCAGTAAACTTTAATTCATACTTAAAAAAATCATGGATTACAGGAGACCCTTTTAATATACATTTAAGAGAATTGCAGCCTATTGAAACAACAAAAGGAAGTATTTCTCATCTTTTTGACGGAATTGAGTGGCTTAAAACTATAGACATTAATTCTGAAAATATTGAAAATGCGGAACGGGCTTTTTCATATTGTAAAAATATTAAAAGTGTAAAAGGAAAAATAAATTCTAAAAATAATGTTGGAAAACATGCTAGTTCTATGTTTACACAATCTTTTCTTAATGTAGAAAATCCAGACCTTTCAAATTTCAAATGTCATTTTAATTATATGAACTTGTGCTTTTATAAGTCTGGTATTACTAAAATAGATTGGTTTAGTAAATGGGAGGGTGTTAAATGGGCAGTAAACATTTTTGATCATTGTGATAGAATAATAAAAATAGATACCAAAGTTTTTCCTTCTACAGTAGAAGATGTTTGTGCTGCTTTTATGGGGTGTAAAAATCTTGAAGAAGTTCAAGGTGGCTGGGTAGAGCCAAACTCATCTTTATACTATCAAAATTATACTCTTAGTGAAGTGACTTTACAACAAGTAAAAGACTTTGAAAACCCTGTTTATAAAGAAGGCTTTATAATACCACCGTCTGTAATAGACGCTTCTTATTTATTTCAAAATTGTACAAAATTGAAATCTGTAAAAGACTTAAAACTTGCTAAAGAAAAAAATATAGAGTGTTTTAATGGTTGTACTTCTCTTAAAGAAGTCTATAATGTAAATCTTAATAATGGAACAGATTTTAAAGATATGTTCAAAGAATGTCCACAAAATAAAGATTACAGAATCTGGCTTCCTATTATAGTTAATAGTACTACCCCTTATAATAAAAATAATTTTCTTGGTACAGGACTTTCTATTGAGCATGTAAAACAATTTTTTGTAGATGATAATTTTATTTTTGTTGATGGGAAATATGAGCCATTTGATGCTCAACGAAGAATTAACTATGAAAATGCAATAAACCCTGAAAGAGCTTTTGTCTTTAAGTATTTTACTCACCCACATGCAGATTATCATGATATTTGGGGCTGGAACACAATTCATGATGCTAATGTTTATTATGATGGAGATGTAACATCAAAAGTTAAAGTGTAGTGATACTAATTAATTTATAAAAAACTTCGTGGGAGCAATATATGCTTCACTATATGGGAGAATGAAAATGGGAAAATTAATTCGCATGAGAGAGTCAGCTCTCTGGATGCAAAATACTGATTATCATCTGATTTCTGATGCAGAAATTCCAGAAAGTTTAAAAGAATCTGTAAACCGCATAAAAAAGCAAAGATTTACCGAGTCGGACGCTCTTGGTGCTTTAAAAATTGCTACTCGTCTTAGGGAGTCTGCTCTTCCTGAAGAGAAAGCAGTTTTTGACAAAGTCATAAAAAAGCTTAGAGAAGAGGGCGCTATTTCTGAAAGAAAATTTTGGAAATTCCCTGTTTCTCGTTACGGAAACGTAAACGGAAATAACAGAATTTACACAGAGAAACTCTGGGAAAACGTAATCAATAATCAACGAGACGCATGGCAAGGCGGCTGTGGATTGGCTGACCACCCAATGGACGATGCTGACCCTGGTCAATTTAAGACGTCTGCTATTGTTTGGCTTGACATGATGATAGACAAAGCTAATCAATTAATCTGGGCTATTGGTACTTTCGTAGGAGAATACGGAAGACTTGCTCAAGAAATAATTGAAGCTGGTGGACGCGTTGGCTTTAGTACCTCTGGATTTGGTGAAACTCTTTCTGACAGAAAGACTGTTGACCCAGATACTTATATTATTGAACGAACAGCTGACATTGTGACTAACCCGTCGCAATCTGTCTTTGGAGATATTTCTTCTGGCTCGTATAATCCAGGAAATGTCGAATATAATAAACAAACTCGAGAGTCTATGAACATAGACCCAAAATCAAAGATTTTAGAAGGAAAGAAAAAAATGGTAACAATTGAGAAAGCAGTTAATATGGACGAAGGCAAACAAGTTGCTGAGAAAATTCAAGAAGGCAACGCCAATGTAAGACCTGCGACTCTCTCAAAACTTGAAAAGAAGGTTATTGAGAAACAGGTCGAAGCAATGTTGAATGAGACGGACAACTCAAGTAACCCGATGGACAAACTTACCGAAGTGAACGAGCTTTTAAAACTTGTTCGTGAAAGCGGTGATGAAAACCTTATTGCTAAAGTTGAAGAAAAGCTAGAAACAGCACATAAAGAACTTGAAGCATTAGTAGAAAGCGGATCCAAAGTTGCAGCTGAATTCGGTGACTTGACAGCTATGGCTGAAAACACTAAAAAGAATCTTAAAATCGGAGTTCTTTTGAATGAACAGGTTGCAGACTATAAAGAGCTTTGTGAAGGGCTTACAACAAGAAACCGCGAGCTTGCTAAACAGAATGCAATTCTCGAATCCAAGTTGGCTCTTAAAGAATCAAGTCTTACTGAATCTGAAAAAGCTTCGCAAGCTTCTAAAACAGAAGATTCTAAAAAGATTTCTGAAATGAAAGCAGCCCTTATAAACTTGGAAGACAAGCTTGAAGAAAACAAAAAACTTATTGCTGATTTGACAAAAGGAAACCGCAAGCTTGAAAGTGAAAACGGTGTTCTTAAGACTCGTCTTACTCATACCACTAACAATCTTAATATTGTAAAAGAATCTTTTGCTAAAGTTCAAGAAGATAATAAAAAGCTTTTTGAAAATAGAAACAACTATCGTGCTCAAGTGGTTCGTTTGCAGGGAATGCTCAAAGAAGCTCAAGCAAACATTGAGCAAGAAAAGCAGAAATTTAATGAATATAAAGAAATGAATCGTCCTAAACTCAATTTTGAACCCGCCAAAATTGATGCTGTTTCAAAGTATCTTAATTTGAGAGAAAGCAAAGGCCTTGAAGTTGAAAATTATTGGACAGACCTTGTTTCTCAATATGGTGAAAGTATTCTTCCGTATGAACGACAGATTCGCGGAGCAAAAACATACCGTGAAGCTTTTAACGCTTTCTTGAAGTATATGCCTCGCATTGACGAATCTGCTGGTGCTGCTCAAGCTGCTCAGATGGACGAAGGTATTGGAACATATCGCGAAAGACAGCAAAACTTGTATGATGCTGGTATGGAAAAAATGACAGAAGATATTGATGAAATCAATGCTGCTGAACTTGAAAAGATGAAGCGAATGGGATTAATGTAATTCAACAATTTAAAATAAATAAGGCTGCCGTGAGGCAGCCTTTTTTGTTATCTAACCTCCAAAAAGATTAAGTGAAGCGACGCTCAATTGCTGAGCGTCTTCCATACTTACTTAAGTT